CCGGTAACGGTTTCATTTCTGGTTGGGGCATCGACAACAACAGCAAGGCTACAACTGCCACCTTCCAGTGCAAACTGATGGGTCTGGTTCGCACTTCTGATAACGCCTTCGGCCAGTACGGTAAGTTCTTGGTCAAGATCAACAACCACTTCTACGGCACCGGCACCGGTTCCGCAGGCGTTTAATAAAGAAAGGAAAGAACCATGGCTGGCGTTATTAACACAGGTTCCCATCCCAAGCTACTTTGGCCCGGCATTCATGCCATCTGGGGTCAGATGTACAACGAGCACGCTAAAGAATACGGCGATCTCTACAACGAACTCGACTCCGACAAGGCGTATGAGCAAGATGTGGAAGTCACCGGCTTCGGCTTGGCTCCAGTAAAAGCCCAGGGCGCTCCCACACAGTACGACTCGGAAATCCAAGGTATTGTGACGACTTACACCCACGTAGCGTATTCGCTGGGTTACATCGTTACTTACGAAGAACTCCGCGACAACCTGTACGAGGAAGTGTCTATGCGTCGTTCAAAGGCAAACGCGTTCTCGATCAATCAAACGGTTGAAAACGTCGCTGCTTTCTTGTACAACAACGCTTTTAGCACCACTTACTACACGACTGCTGACAACGCTGCGCTGATCTCGACCAGCCACGTTAACGCAACTGGTGGTACGTACTCGAACGCTTTGAGTCCTGCTGCTGACTTGTCAGAAGCTGCTCTGGAAGACTTGACTATCCAGATCATGGGCACTCAAAACGATCGCGGTTTGCTGATCAACATCATGCCTGAGTCATTGCACATTCCTCGCCAGGAATACTACAATGCCAACCGCATTTTGAAATCGGTGCTGCAATCGAACACTGCCAACAACAACATCAACGTGTTGAAGGCTGTGAATGCGTTCCCTAAAGGCATCAAGCTGAACCACTACTTCACCGCACCGCACGCTTGGTTCATCCGGACCAACTGCCCGAACGGTATGCAGATGTTCTGGCGTGATCGCCCAATGTTCGATCAGGACAACGACTTTGACACTAAAAACGCCAAAGCCGCTACCTACATGCGCTTCTCCGTGGGCGCATCTGATCCACGCGGTATCTTCGGTTCTAACGGACCTTAATATCCTGGTCAGATCGACTCAGAAAAGCCCGGTTCGCTGGGCTTTTTTGTTTCTGCTTGCACAAAGCCTGAAACCCTCTACAATTCGGTCAGGCACATTGCCTCATTACCATGTCTTAAAGGAGATTAACCATGGGATACCCTACCAACCTCACCTTCGGTATTGCTACCGTCCCCCAACAACAGCCTCTGGGCCTGTATCCTCTGCCAGACCCATTCCACACCAGTGCGAACAGCGGTCTTGACGTCTATACTTACAGCAACGATTTCACCGATCTGGGCAACGTGGCTTCCCGCGTTATCACCGGCACAAGTTCTACTTTTGCCCTGACTGACGGCATTGGCGGCTACGGTTTGCTGACCCCTGGTGGCACTACCACTGCAACAACCTGCTACCGTTATGCAGCTTCGTTCCAGTTGACTGCCAATCAAGACTTCTGGTACTTGAACCGCATCAAAGCCTCGGCTGTAACTGGCAACCAAGTAGTTCAATTTGGTTTGATCAAGTCAAGTGGCGGCACTAGCTCCACCACCGACAGTTTGTTGTTTGTCAAAGCCGCTGGCTCGACATCCCTGAACCTGGTGTCCACCGTTGGCAGCACCGCTACCACATTGGTGACCGGTATTACCACCATGGCCAACGACACATTCGTTGATGTGGGTTTCTATTTCAACGGTGCTGACTTGTTGGTGTACTCTTCGGACGCATTGGTCGCCCGTGTGACTGCCCCGACAATCGGCGCATCTGGCACAACCCTGACCAACGCTCTGATGACTACCATGTTTGGTATCACTCCTGTTGCCACGGAAACTCTGACAATTGATTATGAGTTTTCCGCAATGGAAACCACTCGCTGATAAGGAATAGGTCGTGGACATCAAGATTGCCCGTGATGGAATGAAGAACGTGGTCGTGATCGCCCACGGTGAAGTTGAGGGTTCCCTCGAACAAACCGTGGTCGTTGACCCTTCGGCTCTCCAGCATGAATGCAGACAGATCAAACTCGACCAAATTCTTTACTCGGTTGAAGGCGGGTTGAAAATTCGCGTTGGCTGGTCAGAGGATGGATTACTCCTTCCTCTGGAGGGCAGGGGGCTGTTGAACTATTACCCGTTCGACAGTCTTCAGGCTTCAAGCCTGGGCCAGAAACTCTGGATCAGTGCTACCGGTTTTGGCGCGTTTCATCTTGTCTTTGACATGACCAAACAATGAAGGGTTTATCATGAGCGACAATGTATACATCAAGAGCGGGGAGCAGCCCCGTTACTTTGGGTTCAGTGCTGGCAACTATGCCACAGGCACACAAGCCTCAACACCGGTCTACAAAGAGTCCCCGTATTCTGCGTTTCAGGCCATCGTGACTGGTACAGGTTCAGTTGCCGCGACTGTGGCAATCCAAGTATCCAACGAAGAGGCGACCGGCCAAGGCACAAAATCTAACTGGATCACCATCAGCACTATCGCTCTGAGCGGCACAACCACTGCTACAGATGGTGTCACCACGATTTGCCCTTGGCGCTTCGTTCGTGCATCCGTCTCCGGCGTCAGTGGCACAGGTGCTCAGGTTGAAGTCCTCATGGGTGTGTAATGAGCACCACCGTCAACAACCAATATGGGTCATACAACACTGTGGTTCCACAGTATTTGACCGACTACGGTGTGTTTGATGACAAGTATGGCGTGATCACCGAGCCAGAGACTAACTCTTACCTCTTGACGGAAAATAACAACTACCTCGTTCAAGAGAACGGTGGCAAACTGATATTGGGGTAAAGCATGAGTGGGCCATCAACCTATTACACAGCGCAACGGATTATCCGCATGGCGTACAAAGACGCCGGTCTTATTCAGGACGGCGACGAGCCCAGCGGTGAGCAGTACGCCGATGGTTTGATGCGTTTGAACGACATCGCAAACCTGTGGCAAACCCAAGGGCTGAAGCTGTGGCTTAACCAAGACTTAGGTGTGCCTTTGGTCGCTGGCCAAGGCAACTACACGATTGGTCCTGGCGGCAGTGTTGACATGGCCAAGCCACTGCGCGTCATCGAGGCGTATTACCTCGACAACACCGGCATCCGGCGCCCATTGGTCGTGTTGTCTTGGGATGACTATTTCCGTCTGTCCCAAGTCAACCAGATCGGTCAGATCAACTCGTACTTTGTCAACAAGCAGCAACTCACGCTGAACCTGTTCTTCTGGAACATTCCAGACGCAAACGCTGCTCTTGGCACAGTGCACTTGCTGGTTCAAAACCAGATTACCCAGATGGTGAGCCTCACCGACACGACAGCGTTCCCGCTAGAGTGGTCAATGGGCTTGCGCTGGGGTCTTGCAGACGAGCTGGCCACAGGCCAGCCCCAAGCCATCATGGACCGATGTGAAAAACGGGCCACGGCCTATCGTCAGGCGCTTGAAGACTGGGATGTCGAAGATGCGCCGACGTCGTTTACACCGGACCAGAGGGCGTTATATGCGACTTCGTCATTTCGCTGAAGAGGATGCTGTATGTCCGACGAAAAAACAACTGGTATTGGTCAAAAGCGTCTCAGCGACCAAGAGCTTGAAGCCATCAAGAAGCAACTCCTTGATTCAATCTATGCTGACATCGGCAAGAGCGTTGTTAAAAAAGTTCTATGGATTGGTGGGGCTATTCTTCTTGCACTGTATGCTTGGATGAGCGCCCACGGGTTCGATCGAGGTCCACATGGCTGAACCACAACGCCTGCCGCTTGCTGTCAAACCTTCTAACCGCGACGAAACCACTTCTCGGGACGCGAAGATTGTCAATGGCTATGTAGAGAAGGTCGGCGAGCGTGATGTCGAGGTCTACAAACGACCAGGGTATGCGCTGTACTCAAACAGCGGCGCAGCGGCTGCCGGCCTTGGCTCGTACAACTGGAACGATGATCTTTTCACGATCTTTGGGACCAAGCTGTACAAAAACAACGTAGCCGTCAGCGGCACGGTAGACGGCACTGCCCTTTATGCGTTCACATCGACGCTGGGTGGCAACCCCCAGTTGGTATTTCAGAACGGCGTAAAGATGTACACCTACGACGTGATTCACGGCATTGTCGAGGTTCAGTCTTTGGCCCAGATCATCTTCACTGGTAACTTGACCAACACATCACCCGTGGTCACAGCGGTGTCTCCGAACACGACTGGTCTGACCGTAGGCATGATTGTCAGCGGGACAGGCATTCCTGTCTCAACCAAGATTTTGACCATCGACGGCACTACTCAGATCACTTTGGATCAGAACGCTACGATTACCAACAACGAAGAGATCACGGCGGCTGCGTCTGTCGTGTTGACAGGCGACATATCCACCGGCTCTTCAGTAATCACAAACATCTCGCCCAATACCACGGGTCTTTTTGCAGGCATGTTTGTGACAGCGACGGGCATCCCATCCCTGACCAAGATTCTTACGGTTGACAGCTCAACGCAGGTGACCATTGACGGCAATGCCACGGCGACTACGACTGGTCTGTCATTGACGTTTGAGACTGGCTTTCCATTGAGACGTGTGCCTGGTCTTGCGTATCTTGACGGGTACATCAACGTGATGACTCCCGAGGCGACAATATGGCCCTCGGACGCCAACGAGCCAGACTCGTGGGCACTTGACAGCAACATCGTGGCGCAGATCGAGGCCGACAAAGGCGTGTATTTGTCCAAGCAGCTTGTATATCTGCTTGCCATGAAGAAGTACAGCATTGAGATGTTCTACGACGCGGGTAATGCTGCGGGAAGCCCGTTGTCGCCTGTTCAAGGCGCCAAAGTAAGCGTTGGCTGTCGTCACGCCAACAGCGTGGCTCAGATGGAGGGCACAATATTCTGGGTTTCTCAGGCTCGTGATGGCGGCACGGCCGTCTATCTGATGGACAACGTGAAGTCACAGCAGATCTCCACCCCATCAATTGAGCGTCTCTTGCAGCAGGCTGACTACACGACCGTGTACTCATGGTGCGCACGGGTGGCAGGTCATCGCTACTACTGCGTAACCTTGGCCGCCAGCAACTTGTCGCTGGTCTATGACTTGACCAGCCAGCAGTGGTATCAGTGGACTGACTCCAACGGGAACTATTTGCCCTATGTCAGCGCCAGCTACACCGGCGACAACCAGGCGATCTTTCAGCACGCCACCAACGGCAAAATGTACCAGTTGGAGATTGTCAACACGACCGACGAGGGTGCTGCAATCACGATGGACCTGTACACGCCCAACTATGATGGTGGCGCGCGGCTTCGCAAGTTTGTCAAGTCAATGGACATCATTGCCGACCAGACCAACGGCAGCGTGTTGCAGGTTCGTGTGAGTGATGACGACTATCAAACGTGGAGCAACTTTCGCGATGTTGATCTGAGTAAGATCCGTCCCCGATTGACTGATTGCGGTACATTCCGTCGCCGGGCATATCATTTCCGCCACTCGTCAAACACGCCCTTGCGAATTCAGGCGGTTGAGTTGTGGATTGATCCTGGTACGCTATGACCACCCAGTTTCAGCCACCACCAACGTATGCAGACCCTGTTATTGTTGATGAGGCAACGCGCAAAGGCCAGTTCAACCCTCTCTGGCTGAAGTGGTTCCTTGACCTGTCGCAGTTTATCAACAACAACGGCGGTGGCAGTACGGTTCAACACAACTCGCTTGGTGGGTTGCAAGGTGGTACAACAAATCAGTATTACCACCTGAACCAGACCACTTACGAGATCCTGAACAACATCGGCACGCCGACTGCTGGTAGCGTGGCATACGGCACAGGCTCGACAGTTGCATTTTCACCAGTGGGTACTGCTGGTCAGGTATTGACGTCTACTGGGGCAGGTTCTCCTACGTGGTCTGACGTTGGAACAACTGGTGGTGCACCAATTACCAAGACTGCCAATTTCAGCGTGGCAACTGGTAATACATGGTTCATCAACAACAAATCGGGGTCAACCTGCACGGTCACATTGCCAACAGCTTCTACCAGTACGGGGCGGGTGCTCCATTTTCAAAATTACCAGGCTCAGACGTTGGTTTCAGCCTCGTCAAACGTGATCCCTTTGGTTGGTGGATCAGCGGGTGCTGCGATATTAAATGCTGTGGCAGGTGATACTGCCACTTTGGTGTCCGATGGCACAAATTGGCTGATTACGCAGTACACGCCAAATAACGTGCTGCTGCTTGAGTAAAGGTTGCCGAATCCTATGGGTTCGGTAGAATGTCGGAAATGCCGACGTAGGAGAACATTATGAGTTTTGATATTGGTAGTCTGATAGGCGGTGGCCTTGGTTTTCTGGTTGGTGGCCCTTGGGGTGCTGCGGCTGGTGCGGGCCTGGGTAAAGCTGCCGAAGGTGGCAATGTCGGCGATATTCTTAAATCTGCCGCGCTTGGTGGCGCCGGTGGATACTTTGGTGGCGAACTCCTTGGCGGCGCAGGCGGCGGTGCTGCTGGCATGGGTGGTGCTCAAGGTCTTAGTTTTGGTGATCTTGGTGCTGGACTCGGCGGCGCTGGCATGGAAGGTACTGGTGCTGGTCTGACTGCCAGCGGCTTTGGTGGCGGCTACGATCTATTCGGTGCTGGTGCAAGTACTGGTGCAGGTCTAGGCGGTGCAGGCATGGATGCCACAGGTGCTG